ACTAAGTTTTGAGTGCTACCACCATTAGGTATAGTAATATCCCCTGTAAACGTGGGGTCGTCAAACATAGTAGTTTTACTTTCATTAGTTACATTCCCTAAACCTACATCAGAAGCAGTTGTATTAGTGTTTAGTAATTCATTTGCTGTTATTAGAGTAGAACCATTTGATTTGAAAATATTACTTCCTAGCACAGCCCCAACAGTAGCATTGTTTGCAGGTGCATTTGTGGTTCCCGCAACATCAGACCAGTTTGTATTAGCATTCTTTACTATGGCTGCTGTTAATGCAGTTGAACCGTCAGTGTCAAACATGTTTGTTCCTAGAATAGAACCAACAGTTGCACCACTAGCAGGTAGTGTAGAGAATACTGTTCCTGTTCCACTACCACTGCTTACTAATTGATTAGCAGTTATCTTAGTTAAGAAATCTTTCATTTTAACTTTTTTATAAGCACTTGCCCCTGTATCATATATAGAGATAATATCATTATCAATGTCTCCACCTGTGCCTAAATCTGTAGCACTATCATATGCAAAACTAACCTTAGCCGTGTTTGCTGTAATTGCATTCGCTTGGGTAGATGTTATGCCCGTTTTAGAAGTATTAGCAGCAATAGCATCTGCTTGTGTAGATGTTATTCCTGTCTTAGCAGTATTAGCAGTAATAGCACTTGCTTGACTACTAGTTATTCCTGTCTTAGCAGTATTCGCTGTAATAGCATCTGCTTGTGATGTAGTAATTCCTGTTTTTGCTGTGTTAGCACTTACTGCCGAAGCATCTGTATAACTTATTTTAGCATTATTAGCAGTAATATGCCCTGCCTGAGTGCTTGTTATTCCTGTCTTTGCTGTATTATTACTAATTGCTGTGGCTTGTGTAGATGTTATACCTACTTTAGCAGTATTTGCAGCAACTGCTGATGCATCAGTATAACTAATTTTAGATGTGTTAGCAGTTATAGCATCAGCCTGTGTTGATGTTATCCCTGTTTTAGCCGAGTTATCACTTATGGCAGTTGCCTGTGTTGATGTTATACCTGTCTTTGCTGTGTTTAGTGCTATTGCATCTACTTGAGCAGTAGTTGCACCAACTGTTGCCCCATCTGTTACATTACCTAATCCTACATTTGCTTTTGTTATAGTAACATTTCCTGTTAAAGCATGTCCATTAACTGTTGTGCTAGTGCTTACTTTATTACCTAATGATTGAATTAATCCACCTGATACTGTGCTGTCTAATAGATAGTCTTCTAGTTGTGCTAATGTATCAACAGCATTAGAATCTGCACCAAGTAATGCATCTATTTTAGCGGCGGCCTTACTTTCAATATATGTATCTGTTAATGTATCTGTTCTACTTTTAGCCGTAGCAAGGTCAGAAGCCTGTGTAGTAGTAATTCCAACCTTTGCACTATTTGCAGTTATAGCATTTGCTTGGGAAGTAGTAATACCAACCTTTGCTGTATTATCACTAATAGCAGTTGCTTGAGTAGAAGTAATACCAACCTTTGCTGTATTATTACTAATAGCCGTAGCCTGTGTTGAGGTAATACCTACCTTACTAGTATTGTTACTAATAGCAGTTGCTTGAGTAGATGTTATACCTACTTTATTTGTATTATCAGAAATAGCAGTTGCTTGAGTAGTAGTTATTCCTACTTTAGCAGTATTTGCTGCAATGTCTGATACTTGAGAACTTGTAGCACCAACAGTAGCACCTGCTGCAATACCCGCAACTTTAGTATTCATAGCGTCTACATCAATAGCACCTGTAACAGTTAATCGGTCTGATTTAACTTTCATAGCATCTAAATCAATAGCACCACTAACAGTTAGATTACTTATTTTAGTAGCGTCTGCGGTTGGTATTCTTTTATGATTACTACCATCTGGTATATCATCTAAATCACCACTAACATCAGTAAGCCCAATACTCAAATCTGTTTTCATTTGAGCAACTGTTCTACCTTCTATTTTAGTTCCATCAACTCTTAGAAAGTCATTGTCTGCTACATTTGCATTTGCTTCTAATATGCTTCCATCAGAAATACCTTTATTGTGAGTGCTTAGTAAAGTAGCATTAGTGCTTCCTATACTTGGTAAAGAAATAATGCCTGTATTACCTGGTAAAGAAATAGTGCCTTCTTTATTTATCCTCATTGTTTCTGTGCCATTATTTACTGCTGTAAACTTAGAATCTAATTTCTTTATTCCATAGAATTGTATTGGTCTAGCACCTGGACTTGCCCCTGCTAAAACTTTAACTAAACAAACAGGTATATCCCCTGCTGTCAAAGAAGCCACTAATATATTGCTAGTGGTATTTGCACCACTTACAGAACCTGTTGCTGTTCTTAATGATAGAGTAGTAGCACCTTTTGCTATTACCAAGAAAGCATAATGGTCTTTTGCACCACTTGAATCTAAAGTATCGCTTACAGCACCTACAGAAGTTGTTTTATATTCTCCTTCATCAAACCAACCTCCAGAAGTTACAGTAAATGTGCTTCCGTTTTGAATTACATTTAATCCATGCGCTACAAAAGAACCTGCACTTTGTTGATTTAATGCATTTAGAATACCTGTATGAATACTATCGGTTCCATCTACTAAACCAGTTGGGTCATCTGCTGTTCCTAATGTGCTTATTCCATCTGTATTTGTCTGTGTTCCCATTATTCCACCTCAAGTCTAAGAGTAAATGTAATTGTTTCAGAAGCAGTTAATGGCCCCACATCATCAAACACAATACGAGAAAGCATATTACCGCCTTCTGCCGCATCAAATATTCCTATTTCTGAAATGGTATTTGATGATATATCTGCCCCTGTGAAAGTTACAGTATAAACTAATGTGTTGCCTACTAAATCTGGAGTAGATGTTTTTGCATCACCTACTTGGTTGTCTAATGTCGTTTGAGAAGGTGATGTGCTGTCTCCTCCATTACCTACTCTTATATATCTAAAATTACTATCTGTTCTAGTACCACTAGTGGTAGCATAAGTAATGTTATCTTGTAGGCCTGTTATAAGTTTAGCCACTTGTTTCTTACCTTCTGTTACAATCATAAATTAACCTCCGTTATTACGGTTACTTCTGAAGGTAATTGTAATACTGTTCCTATACTAATTAAAGCCAATTATAGTCCCTCCTGTTGTAGATGTTAGAGCATAGTGTAAAGATTTCTCCTTCGGTGCTATGTTATCTATCAGCATCTTACCCGTAAGTGTTTTATTTATGTTTCTAGTCAAAAGCCCTGTGAAGCCCTTATCTTGATTTAAACTAATTTCAGACAGCCTTTCTGCTATCGTTTTATTAAACGTGCCAACCGTGATTTTGGAAATGGTAGACATCACATTTTCTATCTCAAAAACGATATAATCATCAGCAGGGATGTTGTGATTTGGGAAGTCTAAGGTTAGAATATCTCCCGCTTTCATTAACTCAAATCCTGTCTTTTCTAAAGTCAATTCTATTTTTCTAAATCCCGCCTGATGTATTTCTAATAAATTGTGGGCTTTAATTCTTGCCTCTTCGGAGTTTTTAATATTACTATCTATATGTTTTATAGTCCTTTTAATATTACTAGGAGTTTCTACTTCTGCTTTTACGTTATCCCCAATCACTAATATTTTATTTGCCTTATCAAAAAGACTAGTGTTGCTTTCTACTGATATTAAATTAGAACCATCATTATATTTTAATGAAAACTTTCTTCTTGAATCATAATTATTTAAATCTTTAATTGTTATATTGTTATTATCAAAAACATAATCTAATCCTCTTTTAGATGCTAGATAGTTTATTGATGAGAATATATCTTGCTCATTAAACTCGGTGTTAAGTATAAATGGTGTTCTATCGTATTTTGTAATTTCATCATTCTTTATTGGTTTATAGTATATATTAGAAACAACAACAGTAGTCCCTGCACTAGCAGTAGTAACCTTACCAATTAATCTACCGTCTTGATTGTAGAGAACATCATCTACACTAATACCTGAATGGTTTTCAGTAAATGTAATAGTTGTGCCAGAAGTATTTGCGTTTACTATATTACCTGTAAATGCCATATTCTTTAATGAAGTAGTAGTGGAGATTTCATTCTCTTCTAGTATCTCTAACATTGCCTGTTCAACATCTGTTCCTATTGATATTGTAGTGCCAATAAATGCTTCTGTGGCGTTTGAATTAGAAGGAGTGTGTCTTGTCTCTATTGTAAATGTTTCACCAAAAGACACTACACCATATCCTGTTAATTTTCCATCATAAGAAAACCGTAGACTGTCTGTGGTTTCTGAAACAATAATGTTCTTTTCTTGTTTGTTTCTACCATCAGTAATGTAACAGTTCAATGAATCTCCATCAGCAAACAAGGCCTTAGCATCAGCGAGTGTTCTTCTATCAATATAAGTATTGAATGTATCTATATTCAATAACAAATACATCGAGTATAGCCCTTGTTGATATGCTAAGTATTCTGGGAAATCATCTGCGGTGTCTCCTTCTGTTTGTGAAACCGATGCATCTGCCCCACTTTCATCTTCTATTGTAGTAACAAAGTTTTGATGTAGACTTGTATACTTTAATCCTGTATCAAACATCTTGTTTACTTCAAAGTAATCTGGAGTATCTTCAAATGTAGTCTCTGATATTCTCATTAGTCTAAATGTCGTTCCAACACTACTTGTAGTCAATGTCTTATCTAGGGTTATAGTATGGCTTGTATCATCACCACTTGTCCCTGTTACGTGTGTTATTATTTTACCGATATAATCTGGGCTTCCTTTAATTGCATGACTTGCGGCATTTTCTAAACTAGGAATATATTTATTACCCATCTTTTCTGATACTAAATAATATCCTTCCAAGTTAGGAACAAAGTCTAACCATAGGTTATCGCTAGAATCATTCATTGTTAAACTAAAAGATGTAGCATTAGTAGATGTAAGAATCAATCTAGGTTTGATAAAGGTCTGTGCTTGGAATAACCCTCCTTCATTTGCAGAACCATTTGTATGTGTTTCCTGCCTACTTCCCCATGTTCTATTCGTTCCATTAGGTGCAGAATAAATATGTCTTTGTGTTTTAGTGCCACATATAGCAAAATCGTCTTCTTTTGTATTAATAGTTATATTTGGAGAAAGTTGGTTTAACCCTGTTGAACCTGTAAAATGAGTTTCGTTTTCATAAGCATCATATTTTGTCATAGTTCCATGAGTGCCTGGGTCTAAAGGTGCAGAAGTGGGTAAATTAAAACTATCTTCAGTTTGCCCAGAAAATGACTTTTTCATATTTTTAAACATAAGTATGCTTTTACCATATAGGTCTGCTTTGTTTCCTATTTTATATTGTTTACCATCATCTCTCACGTTAGCATTTCCTTCTGTTGTTGTGGTAGGTTTTGCTAAACCATAAACTACTTTAGATGGGTGATACCATATAGGGTTAGTCGAAGAATCCCATTCCTTTGCTTCGTGAAATAAAGACCAATAATCTGTTTCATCAAAACCACTACCATCATTTATAAGACTAGATATTAAAGGAATCCAAACATTTTGTGCGTCAAACTTATTATCTGAATCACCCTTTAGTAATTTAAACTGAAAATAGTCTTTATGAATATTAGGTAAAGCAATATAATTATTTAACATTCTAAAGGGATTTGTGCCTATGGTGTCAATTCCAAAATTAGTATCTGCTAGAGTGCTGAATAGTTTCTGTCTAATAATGTATACTTTTTCATCAGGTACAGGCGCAGCCCCATATAATACAATCTGAGTACCAGAAATGCTCAAAGAAGTTACATTTGTAACTCCTGTATGAACTTCTCCTAGTATAGTTCCGTCTGCTCTATAAATAATATCAGACCCTTGTAAAGTCATATTGGCCTCACTACTACCAGAAGCATCTGTTATAGTATCAAAAGACACTGAATTACCAGCAGAATATGTATTAACTAAAGCATTATACAATACCTTCATTCTAGGATATTTAAAATTAGTAATCTTATCATAATCATTATTTCCGGCAACACTTTCATAATCAATTGGATTCATATGCCAATCAAAGGTTGCTTCAACTAACCTCATTACTCCAAATCTTTTTAGTTGATTTGTTGTTTTATTTGATGTAGTTATTTCTACTCTTTCATAGTTTGCATCCGAAAGTTCTGTTTGTGTATTACTTCCTGTATACTTTTCATGAGCAACTACGCTTCCTTCCTGTCCTTTGGTTTTTAAGAGTAAACCATATTCATTCATTTCTTGAGTAGCGTATTGTAGGCTGTTCCATCTTAATTTAGAGTCTGGATATACGTCTCCTATTGAAAGTAATTCATAGTTTTTAGCCCTGTAATCTATATTTTCTAGTTGTTTCCAATTAACAGTATTAACACCACTAAGAATATCCCAATATTCAACAGGGGCTTTTCTATTAACTAATCCCATATCAGCACCTGTCCAGATATTAGAGCCAGAATGAGGCATTAGGCTTGGTGTTAAATCTGTTAAACTAGTTATTTTTTCACCAGATGCCTTTATTTGAAACATAGGAGTAGCCGCAGTTATACGTTGAGTCTTTTTACTATTATCATAAATCGAATCATGTGTCTCTTTAATTGTTCCTTCTGAAAACCTTTGAAGTCCCCAATATCTAAACGTGCTTTTGGGAGTATAGTAAGTCGTAGGTGCATCCTTTAGTCCATGTATGAAACCCCCATTAGGTATATTAGAATTAACCATATATAAATAACGCAATTCTGTGCCGTAAACATCATCCGATTCATTAGTATCAATACTACCTAATACCACAGGGAAGTTCGGTGCTAATCTAATTGTAGTGTTAGTATCTGAGGATGTATCAATACTAATAACACTAAAATACATACTAGAAACTGTTTGAACATTTTTATAATCAATTGATGCTCTATTTTCTTTGCTTAATTTTAATGCAAAATTAGAATCTAACCCTTCACTTATTGATTTAATATCTGTTATATCATATCCTATTGAATTATCTTGGTTATACGAACCTGTTGCAGAAGTATTGAGTAGTTTAGAATAAGACAAAGCAACTGTTCCTTCAACAACATTTATTTTATTCCCATCATTAAATATTAATCCGTTATTACCAAGACTAGAGAAATCAGTAGGATGAGTAGTTAGTTTAGTATTCGCGGCCAATGCCTTTGTCCCTGCAATATAATTTGCTTCTAATGGTGTTATTACTTTTAATGTAGTAGAAACATTAGCATCAGTTTTTCCAGCAATTATTAAAATAGTTGGAGAACCACTATGAGAAGATATTTCTCCTATCAATTCATTAGCATCGTTAAATAGTAAACTTTTATTTATAATTGTATCATCACCAGAAACTAAAGTAATAGCACTTCCACTTACTGAAGATTTATTTGCGATTGTAGTTGTAGGAATAAAGACAGGAGGGAGAGTAGAATAAATTATATCATCAGACTTATGTAGATTTTTATTAGTTGTATTGTTTAATAAAACACTTGTATTATCTCTACCGTTTACAGTATAAGTTAGCATCCCATTTTCATTTTTAGAATTAATGTCTTCTACTGTCCCATTGAAGACCTCATCTTCAATACAATAACCTCCTTGATAATAATACATAAAGTCTTTTTTGTTTGTTGATGGTTGATAAAAGGTTTTATTTGTTAATAGTTTTATGTGATTGTGATTTTTATCTCCATAATCTATTTCAATATTAAAACCATAAAACTCTTTATTTAATAGGCTTAGTGTTTTCTTGTATAAACTTGTATCGTTTTTACTTACAGTTTTTTCATTTATAGTTAATCTTTGTAGTGTGTTTGATTCATAAACTGCTTCTGTATCAATAGGACATAATGTGTTCAATCCACCATTCCAACACATAATAAATACATCTTGTCCTGAATCAATAAACTCATTAGCATGCGATGAAGTTAAAGGAATCCATTGTTTATCCTTTGCTTGTTTTTTATGAGTTACTTGTATTGATTGTGTTTTAGAACCAACAGCAGCAATAGTTCCGACTCTATAATATACTTCTTTTATTTTTAATATAGTATCTGTTTTAATTACTTGATTAGTTTTATAATCAATTGTAGGTTTCCAATCTAACGCGCTAGTCTCATGTATATTTTTTAAATTAATTTGAAAAGTTGTTCCTATACTAGAGTAAGTAGTGGTAGCGGTAAATGGTAATTTAACATCACTTGTTGTTGAAGTGTGTAAAGATTTAGTTACAGAATACTTTTCGTCTTCTTTAATTTTTAAGAATTGTATTCCGTTATTATCCATTACAGTTGTAGATGCGAATTGACTAAGTTTATTCTTTGGGTTATTGACAGCAACAGACATTACAGGATTTATTGCATTGTTCTTTTTATGTGACGTTTTATAATATGTGTATCTATTAGGGCCAGATAAATCTGCATGTCTAGCATTTACAGAATTAGCAGTAGCGTATGAAGTATGTGCAGAAGAACGGTCATTTATGTTTCTTCTAGCATTTCTAAAGGCATCTTTCCATTTACACGGATTGAATGAATATGTAGTTGTCGAGCCTGTCTCATAATCTGTTGGCTGATTTGTAATTCCAATCTCACCATCTTTGTTATACATTCTATCTACTAATACTGCATGTTGATTCATAGAACCGTAGTCTTCAATATCCGTTCCATACTCTCTTTCTGTTCTAAACACCGATTGATGTATTGTTCTACCTACATGGATATTAGTATCTGAATTGGCTGTTGATGATAAAGTAGATGTTATTGTATTAACTGCATATTCTAAAGTTAATGAAGGACTAGAATATGATATTACATTACCCATATATATGTAGTTTCCATTATTTAATTTTTGATATACGCTTTGTCCTATTATTCCTGTAAAATTAGTGCTAACTAAAACTGCATTGTTTAGATATTGAGATTTTGTATTGGTTAGAGTAAATGTCCCTTTAGTATCCCAATCAAAGCACCTACAAGTAGTTAAATTGTATTTAGTTCCATAATCTAATCTATCTTCATTCTGTAATCTATCATTATAAAAATACCATGTCGGTCTTGATACTTCACTACCTGCATCATATTTATCTGTTATAAAAGTTACAGGACTACTGTTATCATAATCATCATTAGTAGATGTCCCTAATTCAGTCCCATCCCCACGAAGCCCATAACTTACAGCAACAACGCTAGTATCTGAAACTAATGGCCCTTTATAGATTTCAAAATTAGTATCTTTAGCAATTGCTTCTGGATATTTAGGTTCAAACTCAAAGCCATCACCATGTTCATCAAAAGAAATAATGTTAGTTATCTTCGCAAAATGAGGTCTAATACTAGGTGTGCTATCTGATGTTGAGTGTGCTATTTGAGGATTAATTAAAACAAAATAATCGTATGTATCTAAATCCATATTCAAACTGCTATTACCAACAAGCAACTGATTAGCGTGGTCGTCAGAATTAGTTGCACTTGTGCTTGTATAAGTCCTTATTTTAAAGGAAGTAGTTTGTTGTTTATTTTTACCATACGTTGCATCTGATACTATATTTGGTTTATTAGTGCTTGGATATATTCTATTTACTATTGCAGAATGACTAGCATTAGATATTTCACCTTCATAATGAGTGTTTCTAATTTCAAAAAAGTTAGCAGATAACCCACTATGTTCAGCATTTATATTAGTGCATTTTAATACAGGATTTACTGATGTGTTCTTAAATGCTACATCACCTGTAAATGCATTACCCTTGTTTGCGTAAGTATAATTTATATTCGTGTTACCATATTTACCGGCATTCAAAACATAAACATATCTTTCCATTATAAATCACCAAACCTATAATAAAATATAGTATCATTATATCCTATATTTAGAGTAGTTGATGCAACACTAGGTTCTGCTGTTTTATACATCGCTATTTCGTATAGTTCTCCCATGAATTGAGTATTGGTTGTATTAGGGTCTCTACCGATATAACAATCAGTAGTGCCAAAATTAAAGTCAGTAATAGTAATTTTATCTTCAACAAGTAAAATATTATTTATAAATAATCTTATCTTTCCATCAGTATGAACACAACAAGTTATTTTATACATCGTATCCATATAAAATGCTTCTTTAGGTTGATGTATAAACAACTTAGGAGTCCAATTGTCTCCGCTAGATAATGTAAAAGTAGTTAATGAAGGAATAGTTTGCACAGTCCCTAAACTAACGCCATTTGCATTGAATATTTCTTTACCTACTGCTAACAGACTAGTGCTTTCACACGTAACAGTTGTGCTATTATTAGGTTTAGTGGTGCTATCATCGAATTGTTTTAGTCTAGTAGAAATACCATCATAGAAACCAGATGAATCATAATAACCATAAAGCCTATCTCTTGGAGATATTATAGTATTTGTTTCTACAATTTCTGAACCAATCTTAGCACATAGTTTGTATTCTGCGGGTTGATTAAAGTTATGACTAGTAGTATTTTGTAAATACAATTCAAAGCCATCACTATGGAATATCATCATCTTGTGTGTATTTCTATTAGCAGGTGTAAAATAGGCTTGGCTTTGATAGTGTGTTAGATTAGCAGTATTTGTTCCAATACTAGGTGGAGTTTTTTCTGAATCTATAACACCTACTCCTGTCAAAGAACCAAATCCGTTTACATCATAAGGAGTAATTATTGCTTCTATACTAAATGATGTATTATGTCCCCAAAGTCCTTGTCTTAATCCTAAAGCAGTTGAAGCACTATCATTTTTATCAGCGTATTTTAATTGTAGATATGCATCGCACATTACAGGGAAGACTAACGATTTTGTATTTCCTACAAATACTCCTGGCATATATATTCCTCAAAATGTTGTGTTAATAAAGTCTGAAACTAATGTGGAAGATTGAATAAACGTCATACTGAAACCAATATGAGGTGTTTCTGCACCCGCTATATCAGTAGAAAAGGTAGACACAAAACCTCTAAGTCCTTCTATTTCATCAGTAGTTGTTTGGAAGTAATCGAATGTTTTCTTTGTATGTCCAAAAGACCAAGATGTTACATCGTAACTTCTATTTGCGAAATGAAATGGTATTAATGGTAATTCATTTAATGGAGTAGTTTTAGTTACATTAATGTGGCCTGTGCCATTTGAAGTATTTCTATATTCAAAATTATTATCAGCCCTACTTGGTATTAACAATATTAATTTACTAATGTTTTGGTCTTCATGCACGAAAGAAGAATCAACATATGAATGTAATAATTGAGCGACTTCATAAGAGGTTAAAGATACTGTTTTAGCACTTGATTCATCTCCTCCCTTAAACTTAGTAATTTCTTGTTCGCGTATCGTGCCTTGTAATTGCACTTCTTTTCTTGCCGCCCCTAAATCCATAACCATTGTTGATGATTCTCCAGAAATTACACCAGAGAATGGAATATCAAATGGAAATGCATTCTTAGATGTGCTTATACTTACTGAATCACATAATAAAGATATTCTATTTGTATGTATAGTGTTCGCTTCTGAAGGATTTTCTGCTGATGCCCTTCTACTTAATTCAATCATTACTCTATTTGTTGCCGCTACCATTTTAGAATCCCGTTCCTGTTGTTCCTGTTCTATTCATTCTTAGATTAATTTCTTTAGCAACCTTATTTGCTATATCTTTTATCTCTGAATCGGATGCACCCACCCTACCATTCACATGAACATTTATTGTAGTTGAGCCACCACCACTAACCGCCATTCCATTTGGATATACTTGTGAGCCTCTAGGCAAAGATACTAATTCTGGCCCTCTTTCTCCAACTATTTGTAATGGAGTATTAACAGTTCCACCACTTGCATGGAAACTTAATTTCTTTGAAATATAACTTTTAGCGGCACCCCAAAGATTTTGTAATACATCGTAAAAAGTCTTGAATACACTATGTATAATTACGGCTAATGCTGTTAAAATTACCTTAGCGACATTAAACAGTATTCTTGCTACTAATGGTAATACTTGTGTAAACCATATTTTTAATACTTTTATAATATCACCATCAAATATTGCTCGGAACAATTCTTTCATAACATAATATAATTCAATAATTTGTTCTTTTATTTGTATAAATAAATGTTCATTCTTTCTAGCCCACTCTCTAACAGGGCCAAATGCTTTTCTTAAAGCCATGAATACGATAATAATTAAAGGTAAATAGATTAAGAATCCCATTAAAGCCTTTACTACTACTTGAAGAATCGCTTTACTCATAGCAGTAAGAGCCGGCATTAATTTATCCTTAAAACTTTTAGCAACTCTACCCATTCTTTTACGAAACTTATTTGCTTCCTTTAATCTTGCTTGTTCAGCCTTAAACTTCTTTGCACCATATACTACACCTCGTTTATCTGCTTTCCCGTATCTTTCGCTAAGGGTGCTTTTTTCTGCACCACCTTTAGTAAAAAAACCATATGCTGATTTACCCATTGACAATGCTTTTCTACCTGCTCTCATTGGTGCAACGTCCCCTAGTATAGTTCCTTTTCTTAAAGTTCCTTTTTGTTCACTACCATCGGCATTAATTTTGCCCTTTCTATTAAAAATACCTCCGAATTGTTTAGCAGAATATGGTAATCTCATCTGCTTTTTTAGTTTTTTATTATCTTTCTTCATTTGCCTTCTAAACTTTTTATGTGCGGAAGCATAAGTTTTTTGTGTAAAATAGAATGCTTTTTCTTCATCTTTTAATCTAGCCATATACACACTAAAAACATCATCTGCTTTTTGTTTTTTAGTTATCTTTCCTATGTTTTTAGAAAACATACTATATTTGTTTTCTACTCTTTCAAAAGCACCCGTTAATTTCTGAGCCGCATCAAGGCTGTTCAAAGTGTTTTGTAATGCTTTATCTTGTGCTTTATAATATAATTCAAACAAGTTAGATACTGAACGTAGCCTTGCTTGAAACTTCCATAAACCACTACCAGAACTCAATCTAGCAAGAATAGTCCACCATTTATTACTAGCATCTCCTAAGTCTCCAAAAGCCCTAGTTAAAGATGTAGCATTTGACTCTAATACTTGCATATCATTTGCTAATTGCGATACATACTTTTTTGTATCATCTGCCATAATATCACTTCATTTTTTCCATTTCTTCTTGTTCTATTTTCTTTGCTTGTGTATGTATTGCTAACATACTAAGTATTATGTTAGCAGGTGTGTTGTATGCTTCTAAAGGACTTACCTTAAAAGCAATACAATATGAATATAAAAGGATGCGAGAGCCTATTACGGGATTAACTTCCCTTCCCTTTAAGGCTCTACGAACATCCTTTAGTTTCCCGTATCAGCCCCCATGAGGTCATCAAACGGGTTTGGTAACACTTCTTTTAATTGCGCCCCAATGAATGGAGATAAACGCATTAATTCTAGTGTGTTTAACTGTGGTTCTGTTTTTTCTATAAAGTTTTCAACCATAAACTTATACATCTTGTTTAAATCTAAATCTAAACTTTGTGTATCTGCATCTAGTTTCATTACTGTCCCTAGTGCTTGTTCTACTTGAAGCCATGTAGGTTCTTTAACCCACACCTTCAATACATCTTCTGAAGTTTCGTCTACTTTCAAAATATGACATTCTGTTTCTATTGCGGCAAATAGCCGGTTCTTATCACTTACTATGTTTTCCATTTTCTTTTTCCACCTTCAACTTTAACTAACAAACAAACAATGTTAGTGGAATATAAATATTAGCCTAAATCCTTTTTAGGCCTCCTAAGATGGACAAAAACTTTCCATTCTTGTGTGTTAAGACCCACTCTTTTGTAGATTCTTTTTTAATTTTTGTCACCACCATATCAGAAAAGGATTATTTATGTTTTTATGTTATTTAACTAAGTATTGTCCACTTTCCTTGATATGTGCAAGAGTGTAATGTTCTAGCCTGGGCTGTTAGGTTTACTTCTATTGCCCCTTTATCATCTGGGAAAGGCACATCTACTTGTGTAGTAAGATAGTCATTAAACTTCATTACAATTTTATCAGTTGCAGATTTAGCAAACTCTATTTCAATCAATCCTATTGTATTATCAGTTTCATTTTGGTTTCTTAATTCATCCCATATTGTTCTATCAGTCATCATCATAGTTAGATTAATTTCATATGTTCTTTGTCCGGCAGTATGCGCGCTAGCCATTGTTCTATCATAATTACCAATGTAACGATGTGGAGTTATACTATTATTAATTGTAACACTACCACTTTTAATTCTACCAAGTGTTTGTCCATACATTTTGATAGTTCCATCAGAATACATGTAAGGGTTATTATCAGAATCTGTGCTGCTAAAATTAAACAGGCCACTTGTAGTCCTTACTTGTCTTTTAGGCACATAGTTAGTTTCAGCACGATGAGCCTTTCTGGAAACTGCACTAATTGAAGTAGTAACTTCTTGTCCTTCTTCAAAGTTTAATGTTAATGTATTAACTTGACAACCTGTGTATATGTAAGACATTAGATTTTGTGTATTTGCATCTTGGAAATAATCAGCATTAGGAACATTACCTTTTTCATGTGTTACTTCTAATGCAAATGAAGGTAATTCACCTGTATCATTTTCTGTAATAGTGTATGTAATATCCGATGTAATTTCATCATAGTCTGCTTTAGAATCAGCACCTAATACTGCTGTAAATGTAGCATTAACATTACCTGTGGTGATAGGACTAATAGTTGGCACACCACTATAACCACTTCCTTTGTTAGTGATAGTAACTGATTCTATTTCTCCTCCTATAACTAATTGTGTTTTTGATAATGGGTGAGAACTACCTGTTAAAGTAACAGGGGTTGCTACATAACCACCAAATGTTGATTCAACAGTAATAACTGCACCACTAACAGTAGCAGTTAAACCATTTTGCGAATTAATAAGAGTAGATAAAGCAGTAGCAACTTGTGCCGCACCATCACTACTACTTATTGTATTAACTTCAACATATGTTGTGGTTCCACTAACAGTAGGTTGTGAAGCACCTGCATTATCAATATCAAACCAGAATGTATATACTACTGCTGATGCTGATGCACCTGTAGCACTTGGAGTTTTAATGGTTATACTTTTACTATCATAATTACTTCCAGTCTCGGTTGTGCAAGTGATAGTATGCTTTTCTTTAGTTAGTGCATATGTAGCCGTTGCATTGCCTGTTATTGTTAATGGTTGCGATACAGAAAAAGGTATTTGCGAACCATCATTAGTTATTGTAATTGAGTTTAATTTATCTGCTGTTGCACTAACACCGTTAAATGGAGGTAATATTCTACTATCTTCTACTCTGTATATTTCACTACCACCAGAAGGTAATGCATATGCTTTACCTGCGGTTAAACCAGATGCTAATGTGTTTGAATTACCGGATGTATGAGATAATGTCATATTTCCTAAAGCATAGTATAACCAAGAACCATTATTTAGAGAGCAATCAATAGATGCTTCACCTACTGTTTCAGCACCTTTGAATTGATAACCAAAGTTTCTTGTTCCACCTAATGCTAGATTAGATTGCTTCATCTCCGCATCAATGCTAGGCGGGGTAAATGTGTTTACTAAGCCTAACCAATTATCTGATAACAAGGAAGGTTTTCCATCAATCATATCAGGAGAATATACAGGCGCACCAAATGCTAGAATCGTGCATTTATATTTATCACCGCTAGTTGCTGATAACGCTTGAGAAAATGTTATTGAGTTTGCATCATTAGATTCTATGAGTAATGTTTGAGTATGATTTTGATTAACATTAGAAGAATTGTATTTATCTATCTTAGCCATACATCCTTGATAAATATTAGTAACTAATCTTTTGTCGTTGGCTACTGTCCATTCTAAAGTTGTTGTATCATTGGTTTTTGTTGCTAGTAAGTTATGGGTAGTATCACCAAATGCTTCAGATAGATTAAAATCTCTTTCTGGTATCATTGTTGCCGATGCACCTGCACCTGTATATATTTCATTTACTGTCATTTATTTCACCTTTTATTTATGTAGTTCTTCCAAATCTTTTCATAGTTACAGACATCTTATAACCTAACAATCTTTTACCTCTATCATTAGCCTCACTTCTTCCTGTAATCTCAATTAAGTCTGCGGTATATGTGCTTGACCCCTCAATAACGCTCGGTCTAAGCCCGTTCCTCTCTATGATGTGCCGGACTATCTGATATAAACTTTGCAGACGAGTCCGTGAAAATGTTAAATCCGCCCAATCTTTTTGATGTAAAACTCTTAGGTGTATTGTAAATGAATATTCTTCATTTCTTACACCCCAATCTATGGTAGGATGGGTTATTGAGGCACTATCTTCGTAAACAATAATGACTGATTTTTCATCGGCATCAACCCTTCTTCCTTTGTTTGGTTCAAATGACCTAACATCTATGAAATTGATTGCAGTAACAGCCGGCTTATGTTCGTTAATACCTGCGGCGGTTCTAGCATCTTGCCAATTATCTTCTAATAATTTTAAAACAAAGGTGACTTCATCCATGTTTAACCCCTCATTAATTGTTGATATATTTGTTCTTGTAGCATGTCATATACTATCTTGTCAGCATACCTTTTAGCGGCTTCATCTAATTCTTCTTTAATCCATTGTTCAGTCATTTCAGTTGATACAGGTAAGCCTAATTGCTTTTCTATTTTTTCTCTATTTTTTAATTTGTCTGCTATGGTATTCGCCTTTAACAGCAACTCATTATAGTGAAGTTTATTCATATTAATCAAGTAAGTATATCAAGTTCTTTTTGCCGTCTAATATAGCGTTGGCTTCTGTTGTTAGAATCTCATGTTTTTTAGTTATATCTATGTTAGAGCCTGTTTCAGCAATTAATATAGTATTATCATCAGTAACTAATATTTCTGCGGCTACAAGTTTAGTCGTTGCTTCATGTATAGATGAAGGGACTCTACCTCTACCTCTTTCATATGTTACTCTTATTGAATGATTAGTGTGATAAGGATAATTTGTTCTAAAGAATATCTTTCCTTCTTCATTAATAACCCAATATTCTTCAGTCCTACCACTTGTTTGATTATCAGTAAATGAATAACTTGTTGTATCTGTTCCTAATAACTGATTTAAAGTGCATATAGTCCCTGCATCTGAAGGTAACTTAGAAGAAATATAAACAGATTTACCATCTTCTGTTGGACAAGCATAGAAAAAATCAGATATGTTTCTTGTATCTGTAGTGTTTCTTGTTTGTTTTTGAGTCTTTTGTCCAGTAAACGGTGCTGTTTTTGAAGGATATACTTCATTAATTGCGGCACATATTTCTAATACAGTTGTTTTTTGTCCAAAGTGGTCGTAAAAACCATTCGCAGTATTCTCAGTTAATTCAAAGGTAAGCCCACCAACACCAAATGTTAGTTTGAATGTTCCTGTTTGTGCTGTTGTAGGTGGAGTATAAGTGCAAGAAGCCGATGCCATATCAACATAAGTATCTCCTTGCCATACTTCTAATCTTAATATCTTTCTAATCTTCTCACTATTTAGTTGAATGAAACCAACATAGTCTTTACTAGTCCTAACAGGGTATGCACCTTGTTGATATGGGTCAAAATTATGAACTTCTTTTTCTATTATTTCCGGCCTAAAAGACATCTTTAATTTTTCATCAATTCTACCTTCAGTCCTTTTAATTATTTTACCTACTGCTGTTATATCTGGAGTAGAAGTGCTTGTAAATGCACCACATTGTAATAAATCTGATACATCAGTATGAGTAGTATAGTATCCTATACCTTCTAAATAATCTCCAATATTTTGAGTGCCTGATAAAGTTGGAAGATAGTCGCTTTCTGTTTTTAGTCTACTCATTGTATCGCCTTCTGTAAGTCATTTAATTGTTTTTTAATGTAGAATAGAATTGTATTTGTTCTACTATCAATGTAAACCCGTTGTCCTCCGGCATCTGTTCCACCCATTAAATTAGTTTTACTGCCATATGTCTCTTTATCAGGATTGAAAGTATAAGCACCTGATAGTTTATATTTTTCAGCACTTCCTGTAGCCATACTTCTTTTTTCTGGCTTTCTCTCACTATGCATTCGTCCTATTTTATATTCAGTAGATACAGCATATGATACGCTTACTAAACTAAATACATCATATATATTCTCTAATATATATTCAGCATTACCACTTATACTTATATCCTCATCATTTAGTAAATCCTCTCTTCCTTTTCTCTCTTCATCTGTTGGGTGAACAACTGATAATACAATAACCATAGTGCCTACTTTGTTTGGTATTAATGCCCTATCTAAATGGTTTTTTAATTCTCTTGAATTAGATGCCCCATTTTTTAAATCAATTACAGCAGTCTCTAAATTAGTCCAACTGTTATTAGTAAAGAATGTTTTATCTGAATCCTTGTTATGTAATATAGAACGGTTTTTTGTTGGCAATACATTACTTCTATCTTTTCTAGTTTTAACTGTTTCTTTAGTATATTGTGCCTGTTCAAACTCATTCATACCTAATGGTTTTTTCATATTAGATTTAAACTCTACAACATCACTTATCAATGCCTTTTCCCTTTTAATAAATCCTTTTTTGCCAGGGACTTTACCCTCGTCTAAAAGAGCGTCATATGCTGTTTGTGTCATAACACCTGCATCAAGCATTTCACCTGCTAATTGAGCAATTTCATCCATTTGACCTTCCCTAAATTGTCTAACTATTTCTTCTGCATCCAAATCTCCACTAGATACTTCATCTTCATAATCAAATTGTTTTTCTTCATGTAAAGTATTCCATGCGATTTTAAGATTTATTCTTTCTAGTGTTTCTTCTTCTAATTCAGATAATGTATAATCAGGATGAGGATTGTATACTTTTATATTACTATAATCATATTTATCATCTTCCTTAATTTCATCCTCTGGCATGTTTTCTTCTTTAATAATTAATTCTAAAGACTTTTTAATTTTCTTTGCTTGTTCCATTGCTTCTGCTAATGCTTGTTCGGTATTATCCCTACTACCCTGTTTATCTTTAGGCGCAGTTGGGGCTATATCTCCTCTTCTACCTCTTAAAACTTCAACTGATATACCTGCTTCCTCAAACAATTTCTCCATTATTCTTTGAAAATCTATTTCAATAACATATTCTTGTTCTTGAAATGTAGCCTTATGAGTTCCATAACGTAGTGGTAATTTAACAGGGGATTTATTACTTACTTCAATGGTAAAATAACGATTGCCATCATCCGTAGTATTTATTTTTTCTAAAGCAGGTTCATAAGGAAGTTGTTTATCAGATGCTTGCCATATCTTTTTACTTTCCATGCCTTTTGTATGTGAAGACATTATATGGTCTGTGCCTATTTCAGTATTAACATCTGAAACTCTAACAGTTTTACCTTCATCAGTTAGTCCAGATTCTCCAGATAATGCTCTTTCTATTTGTTCATAATTACCAACGTATGGTTTTAATTTTTCTAATAATTCTGCTGTTGTTAATTCCTGTATTGCTTTCCAAGCATAATCAACATGTAGTTTATATTCGTTTTCATCAAAATCTAAATCTTTATCTTCTTCAGCAACCTTATTCATAAAACTAGGCATTAAAAAATAAGTTAAATCATCTTCTATATCATTATAGTTATTATCACTAAATGGAGAACAAATGTATTGTAGCATTAATTTAAACAATGGGTGATTATCTACATCACCACCTCTCATGCTAGAATCGAGTTCTAACTTTTGTCCTATTGTGTAGTCTCGTCTACTATATCTAATAGTTACGGGTATGTTGATGTCCATCTAAACCCCTCATGCTAACCAAGCCGCCCATGCCGCACCCTTTTGAATCATCTTTCCTAGTCCTATACCAGAACCTGGGGGTGTATACGATGGTTGTCCGGTAGCAGGGTCTATCCAATAGGGATTACCCATTGTATCATAACCTTGCGGCGGTACAGGGTATCCTGATGGATTGTTCATTGCTTGATGTTGTTGTTGCATCATATTATTTGCTTGAACCATTGGGTTTCCTCCACTAATTTGTGCAGGGTTTAATCCACCCGCATTAGGTAATCCTTGTTGCGGTTGATATTGTTGTGTAGGTTGTTGATATTGTTGTTGTGGTGCTTGTCCTTGAGGCAAACTAGGAGTAAATCCTTGAGTCTCTAAATATTGTTGTCTAGCCATTTTTCTTTGAACAACTACCTCGGTATTTACTGCCGCCGCAAGTAATGCTTGAACATCTAATGTAATATTTGCTTGTGTTATACCATTATAGTCAGTTAAACAATCAGGGTGTATTACCATTTCTCCACTAGAACCTTGAGATAATTTTAGTTTAGAAAGAAGTTGGCTTACTACTCTTTCGGTAGTATCTTCCATAAGTTTTTCTAATGCCATCAAAAAACCTTCACCATGATATTCAAAAAACTCTTCTACATGATTTGTTTGTAATGTTAAAAGGTTATTAGTTGCCTTAAAATTGGCCGCCGATTGTGCGTCTATCGCTGATACTATATTGCTGTTACTTGTTCCTAATAATCCCATATTATTCTACTCCTTCTAAAAATACATTGTCTATTTGTTGCGCTAGTGATTCTTCTGGTAATGATTGTTGTTTAATACTAGTGCCTGTTGTCATTAATGATATTACTCTGTTATTAATTGCGTGACTTTCCATCGTTAATCTGAATAACTCATCTTCCGGTGTTTCTACCGACATTTGAGGAGGGCGTATAGTCCAACCACTTGCCGACAATGCTTCAATATCGGATTGCCTTAATGAAGTTAGCGGTGCAGATTGAAGCATCTTAGGAACAGTCGGTTTAGGAATATATGCACTAAATGACAATCCATGTTCGTCTGCTATAATTTGTTGTTCTAGCATTTCATATTGTTTATGTAATTGTGCGTGTTTATTACAATATGTTCCTCTCATGGGATAACCTTTTCTAACTTTGTGTAAAGGTAAAGGGGGTCTAGCAGGGTCTGATGATTCCCATACTTTATGTGTTCCACATACTACACATCTATCTCTAGTATTAAACTTAAATCCTATCGGCATTTTTAAGAATGTTTTTTTCTCCGGCCATAAAATCTTAACCATTTCTTTAACTTGTTTTTTTGGCTTACTACTTTTGTATTCATATTTCATTACTGAACCTGCGGCTCTAGCATACTTTATTGGTGGTAAAAACGCATTGTTTACAGTAGCGTTACTTGCACCAATTAAACTTGGGGGTTGGTATGTCATCGTCATTTATTTCTCTCCTTACATTCTTTACATTGACAAAGCATTCCCATTGAGCAGTTATCTGTTATCATTAGTAGTCCTCTATCATTGTTGTAATTCCTCGATAAACCATTTCTGCTTCTGACTTTGCACTTACTATATATTTATGAGTCGGTATTCCTTTATCGTTTAGTTTTTGCATTCCGTCTTTAAACGCCTCAAATATTGGATGTTTTTGTATATCTGTATATTCGTATCGGTCTTTCCAAATATCAAACTTATTCGCCCATACGCCTACTGCTATTGGATAGTCATGTATTTTTTTCTTACCTGATTTGTTTATTATATCCCAATGGTTTGATGTTATACAATCTACTAAAAACTTCCAACACAATTGCTGTTCTATATCTATATGTTTTGCTAAATGTCTATCATCAATCATAAAAATAATATATTTTACTTTCCTACGTTTCATGTCTAATAGCCATTCGCCCCAGTATAATGATTCACCTCCTATGTCTGATGTTCTTATTGTGTGTGTATCTCCATCAATTTTAATTGTTTTCCTAAGCGGTTTATGTGCGCCTACTGTTCTTTCTTTAATTTCTGGAACATCACCTCTAGTCCGTAGTTGATGATGTAAGGTAGTTTTACCTACTTGAGTAGCACCGTATATTCCAAAAGAATGAGGATTAATTTTTTTCCAAAATAATCCTATTTGTTCAACTATAATTATAGCAAAACCTGCCATTACCGACATATTAATTCCTCAAAATAAATGATGATAAAAGTTCCAAAAACCCTCCCATGCCGAAGCATACATGTTTATGCCTAATAGTGGAAGAAAGTGTCCTACACAGAATCCTGTAACTGTTGATATAGCACCCCAAAAATAAAATCTTGCTCTTAGAAACCAAACATCAGCAGAATGCGCTCTTTGCATATCGTATGCTAGAGCAGTTTCATCCATTCCAAATGCTATTGTTTCCAACATCTATATCACTTAGGGTTCAAGTCTCGCCAGAAAGGAAGGCTTTACTTCTTGCACAG